GCAATAATAATGGATCGTATACAGGTTCTCCTGCAACAAACATGTTGCCTTTAGTAACAGGCGGAGGATCAGGTACAAAAATTACTAACTCAGCATATGTAACTTTTCCATTAACAAACAACTATTATACAAGCACAACAACACCTGGGATGGCAACTAAATACTCATCCGATAACGATTTTACTATTGAATGCTGGATTAATCAATCAATTAAGTCTAGCTCAAAAACAATATTGTTTGCTGACGATACAAACAAGATTGGTCTGTATTGGGATAACGGAGATATTGTTTTTAACATTTCTCAAAATGATGAAATTAGATACCCAGTCACTTACTCAAAAAGATCAATGCATATAGTAGGAGTTTATTCTATATCTTCATTTTCCTTATATGTTGATGCAAGGCTTGTTGCAACAAAAGCATTATCTCCAGAATTTAAATTTACAAATACATCAATATCTTTGACATCAGGACCTACATCTAGCGCATTAGATTCTTTTGTGTTTGATGCTCCAGCAGTATATAGATATTCTTTATCTCCTCAGTCTATATTAAATCATTACAATGCAGGAAGCGTTTCTGCCTCAGCAATACAAATTGTAGCTCCAGACGAAGGCGTACTATTTTCTGGAACAGACGCATCTATAAGAGCTCAGTTTCAATACTCCTATCCTATAAATAGAAGGTGGACTGAGTTTCTGGATGAAAATACTTATTATGATGAAAATGCAGGTTATATTTCTTTTTACAAAACAGATACCTCTACATCAAGAACTTTTGTAATTAATGATTTTCTTATGGTTCCAAGCGGTATACCTTATACAACTTCTAAGGTGGAGTGGAGAAATGATTTAAATATTTCTGTTGAGTCCAGCGTAGATGGAACGTCCTGGTCAAATTGCACAAATGGAATGCCTCTGCCTCAGTATACAAAAGATTCGTTTAGCACAACAGGCTTAGTCTATATTAGAATAACAATGACAACACCTGATGCAAGCAAGTATCTTCCAAGGCTTGCTTATTTTGCTATTAGTTTTTATACAAACAAAGACGTATATGCAGATAATGGGGGATACAAAATAACCTCTCCCACAGAATACTATATAGGCTCATTAAATTATCCTGTGCTTTCAAGACATTACGATAATGGAATTAGAACAAAGCCAGGGTCTGGATTTAACCTGTCCGCTTCTTCTAACGTGCATGCCATAGAAATGCTTTTTACGCCCTCTACAAGCGCCGCTAACACCCTTATATATATTCCCGCAAGTGGATCTGTGGCAGAAACAAAGTATGCCTGGAATGGCTCAGGAACGGTTTCTAAGGCCAATGTGCTAGAAGTATTTGTAAATGGTGTAGACAGGACGGCAGCAACAAATATAAGCTCATTCCTAGTTCCAGAAGAAATTCACCATATTGTAATTACTTTAGCTAGCCCAATAAAGGGAGATATACAGTTTAATTATTTAGTATCTGGTGGACCAACGTGTCTATATAACAATATAGCTGTATATCCAGACGATATAACTCAGCAGATTGCAATAAACCACTACAACCTATATATCGGAAAAATAATAACATCAGTATCCGATCCGTCCATTGTTGTAACAGAAAAGCCATTCAAGGCTTACAATAATGACTGGATAGTGTTACAAAGTATATAATTCTGTCACACTAGTTGACAAAAAGCTGGACTTGAGTAGATAATAATGGTAAAATAAAGACCTATGGATATTAATAACACTAAGTATAAAGTACTTGATGAAGAGAGCACACTAGGCATCTATGTCTGGGAGATGCCAGACGGACGTTGGATTGGAGACGATGATGGGAATTTTCTTTCAGTCACGTCAAAAAAGAACAACCGATCAAGAATGGATGCTTTGGCTAGAGAAGTTCGCTCATACGGTATTCACGAGGGCCAACCTAAATTCCTTTCTGCCAGAAGAAAAATTGATGACGAAGAATTTGAATACCAAAAACAAAGACTAAACTGGGGATTAATTCCAGACCCTATGGATATTGGTAATTACAAAGATGAAATGAAAAAGATGGGTGGCATGAGATGATTGAATTTCAAGAAGAAGACGGAAGCACAATTGATATATCAAACACAGCAGACTGGTTTTCTTTTAAAAAAGAGCAACCAACAAATGACCCATTTTCTATAAGCGGAGATGACCTAAGAAAAGTCAGAGGTTTGGGAGCATCTTTTAAGAGAAAGATTAATCGAGAATTCTCAAAATCATTTACAGGAATTGAAGGCGTAGGCACACAACAAAATCTTCTTGCACAAGCTATTAGCGGCTATGCAATGTTTGATCTTATTGAACCACCATACAATCAAGAATATCTGTCTAAAATCTATGAGGTCTCAACATATAATTATGCAGCAATCAATGCAAAGGTTGCTAACATTGTTGGATTAGGCTATGACTTTATTGAAACAAAAAAGACAAACGATGCATTTGATTCAATTACAGATGAAAAGCAATTAGAAAGAGCCCGTAAGAAGCTTAACAAGCTGCGTCAAGATTTGCACTCATGGCTTGATACAACAAATGAAGAGGATACCTTTACTCAAACACTAATTAAGGTTTATACAGATTTAGAAGCAACAGGCAATGGCTACATTGAAATAGGAAGAACAACAGGCGGAAACATTGGATATATTGGGCATATTCCCGCAAAGACAATGCGTGTTCGCAGATTAAGAGATGGTTTTATTCAATTGCTTTATGGTAAGGCAGTTTTCTTTAATAATTTTGGTGATTCAGAAACAGAAAATCCTATTGCTGGACAAGAAGACCGACCAAATGAAATTATTCATTTAAAGAAATATACACCAATGAACAATTACTATGGCGTTCCAGATATTGTAGCAGCACAAGTCGCCCTAACTGGTAATGAATTTTCTGGAAGATACAACCTAGACTATTTTGAAAACAAGGCGGTCCCAAGATATATCATTACAGTAAAGGGAGCAAAGCTTTCACCAGAGTCAGAAAGAAAGCTTCTTGAGTTTTTCCAAGTTGGCCTTAAGGGCAAAAATCATAGATCCCTCTATGTACCACTGCCATCAGATACTCCAGACTCAAAGGTTGAGTTTAAGATGGAGCCAATTGAAGCGGGCAATCAAGAAGGCTCATTTGAAAAGTATCGTAAATCAAATAGAGATGAAATACTTCTTGCTCACCGTGTACCAATTAATAAGATTGGAACCCCAGAAGGAGTTAATTTAGCAGTTGCTCGTGATGCAGATAAGACATTTAAAGAGCAGGTTTGCCGTCCAGCACAAATGATTTTAGAAAAGAAAATCAATAAAATATTTGACGAGAAGACAGATGCCTTAATATTAAAGTTTAATGAGCTGACATTGACCGATGAAGATACTCAGTCTAAAATTGATGAGAGATATTTACGCATGCAGGTTATTACGCCTAATGAGGTTAGAATCAGAAAGGGCATGATTCCAATTGATGGTGGAGACCAGGTTGTTGAATTAAAGCCACAAGCAGCAGCAGAAGCAAAAGCCCAAGCTGGAAATACCAGACAAAGATCACAAGATCGCCAAGCAACCGCTCCAGATGTCTCTGGAGAAGGCAGAAATGCCAAGGGTGATGGCAGACAAGTTGACTAACTTTACTCAACTGTTATTTGCCTTTTTATATATAAGTCGCTAAAATTAAGCATATGAATATTGAAAAGTCTTTGTGGTCCAGTCATGGCGACAACATCAGTCTATCGGTTCCCTTTACTAAGGTTAACCGTGAAAAAAGAACGGTGTCTGGATTTGCCACATTAGATAACGTTGACCAAACAGGTGACGTTGTTACAGCAGAAGCAAGCATGAAAGCTTTTGAAAATTTCAGAGGGAACCTTCGTGAGATGCATAATTCTGTTGCTGTTGGAAAAGTTGTTTCTTTTAAACCAGAAACTTATTATGATCCAACTACAAAAAAGTTTTATAATGGCGTTTATGTAGATGCTTATATTTCAAAGGGTGCACAAGATACATGGGAAAAGGTTCTTGACGGAACTCTTTCAG